CATTTCAAACAAGTGTTTGTTATCATCACTTAGTTCATCAATGTTCATCTCCATCATCTTTTCTATCGACACTTCAATGTCTTTAACTAATGGATCGACTGTGACAACTAATTCATTATCACCATCTCTATATAATTTGTAACTGTATTCTATCATTTGTTCATAACTTTCATTTTTTCATTTTTGTGCAAATATCTCTGCCATTAACTGTGCCACCATCACGGTAGCCTTCCCAGCAGGCTTTACCATCACTACCTTTTTTCTTTGTGCTTGGCTTATTAGGACTCATTCTTTCACTAGTTCCATCACGGTACATTGTTTTGCCACCAACTGTCATTCTTTGTGTTGCCATATCATTTATCCTTCATATCTTTTTTAGGTTCTTTATATCCACTGGCACGAATAGCGGCTGCTTGCTTTTCTGCGTCTTTACGGTCTTTGTATAGTTTACCACTATCACCATAGCGATACATTCTTTGACCATTCTGTGTTACAACTTGTATTGGCATATTTTTCTCCTCTTTCAATTGCATCTTTTGTTTCGTTAATGTATTTACTCTTGTGCATACATTTTTGTGTTTTTCTACTACAATTGGGTGATTAAACTGTTTATCACATTCCATACAGCGATAACCAAGCTTGATCCATTGACCACGATAGATGCCATATGTTTCTGCTAATGGCACAGGATCAAGTTCTTCTGTTGCTTGTGCAATAAGTTTTAATTCTCTACCATTAGCACTGTTAAGTCTACTGTCAATATACTTTTGAGTAGTTGAGTTATACTTCACTTGTGTTGCCTATAAATTGTGTTCTTTTACGTTCCCAACTTAATCGCATATTGTGTTTATGTTCTTCTGTCTTTGGCTTACCAAGCTTGGCAATACGCATCAACTCTTTTGTCTCAGGCTTCTTTGGTACACCTAAACAAGCTTTACGCACACCATTTGCAACGTTTAATAATTGTTCTTCACTGAATGGACCGGTACCACGAATCCAATCAGTATAACCTTCATCAGGCATAGTCTTTGGTATTTCACCTATCTCAAAACGCTTGATATATTTGATGCCAAACATATCGTAACGATGATATCTATTATACTTTTGTTGTTTCATATTATTGTTATAATTGTTTTTTATTTAATGGGCTATAGTGTATTTGAATTTTTTTGTTTGTTTTCCAGAGGTAAAAATAGGTAGCCCTATGCTACCTATCTACTCAACAAACATCAAATATTTTGCCACTCTCACAGTGACGTTTGTTTAAGCGTGAGATTAGTTATAATAATCTACGAATATCTTCTGGTATATCGTCAGTATTTGGATTGTAACCAAGAATTCTATAATGTTCTCTACGTTCTGCGTGAGTCATTGCTTCAACATAACTATCATTCTCTGGATCGTATTCTGTTTGCACTATGTACTTTGGATAACTGACTTTACCATCATTGAATGTTTCAAAATATCTATGTGTATGACTTAGTTTAATGTTAGGTCTTGTATGATACACGCCAGTCAATTTACTAAACGCTAGATCAATGTCAGATTCATCATCCTCGTCATTACTAGTCCAAGCACGAAAGTCTTCGTTGTCAATAGTCATCAATGGTTCAAAACTGTTTAATTGATACTTAATCTCTGTAATCTGTGCATTTGACAACTTATTTTTTGTGATAAAGCTATCGTGTACTCTGGCAATTACAGGAATGTTTAGTGTAATCTGATCCATAATCATTTTCTCAGTATGCTGAAATACATAGCTCATCACTTGCGTTCTACGTAGTTTACCATTCTTAAACATTGTAGGTATGTTCGACACTTTATCATTAAAAGCTTTGTCATCAATAAACTCATTGGTAATGATATTTGTAATTGATTGTTGTTCTCTTACAAACTTCTTTATCCAAGGGTCGTTCATAAAGTTTTCTCTGTCTTTACGATTCATAATGATATCTTCAATACTTGATGTGTGCCATTCACCATCAACTTGCCAGCTACCGCCACCAATACGTGCACCAAACCCAATCGCTGTGATTGCTTCTTTGACTAGTTTCTCACCATTACTATAAGCTGTAATGTGTTTTGCTAGTTCTTTACGTATTGGATTTTTATAGTCAAGATATTCTTTTGTGTACGTGAAATGACCATAATCACTGATACCATATTGTTTCAATATGTCTTTTGCTAACATCAATTTGATACTGTATACTGCGGCATTTAAGTCATATGAATGATGATCACCTAAACAAGCTTTACGCACAGTTTTACTGATATTCTGTATGTTGATACCTTTGTAATACATACGACCATAAACACTCATATTTTGTATCATAGGTAGTACAGGTTCACCATAAACTTCACTGAAAAATATACTGATAACTTTGATGTATTTGGCTTGACGTAGATTTCTATACAGTGTTAGTTCGTGTTTGGTATTTTTCTCTGATTTTTCTATTTCTTTGACTGTGTTATTGATAAAGTTAGTCAAGCTGTTTATATCAATTGGTACTGTATCTAATTTGGTATCTGTATTGATATCACCATAATACAATGATACCAGTTCATTTACGTCACCTGAATCAATGAGCAAGTCAATAAGTTTTTGGTTCATAATATATATTTCTGAATTCTTTTCAAAGTTTTGTCCACGTTTTCTACCATTGCCCTTTTTGTCATCTGGTGCATAAAAGAATGGTCTATGTTCACTGAATTCTTTATAATGGTAATATGTATTACCCTTGTATTGAAACTTCAATGTCCATAATTTGTCTAATGAGATATGTGCATAGCTACTATTGATATATGGAGTTCTTTTGATTAGTAGTTGTCTTAATATCTGCAAGTAGTCATTATAATACTTATTTGCTTTATCTTGCGAGAGTTCTGGGAATTTCTTTATGAACTCACTAGGCACTCGGAGATATCTCTTGCTTAGTTCTGTGTTCAGCCCCCATATGTGTTCTGTTGTTCTTACTCCTTGTCCTTCGATATTCGATAGAATATCTATTATTGTCCCTCGACTTTTAGTAAAACTGGTGCCGTTATGTCCCTCGACTTTTTCAGTCAGATTATTGAATGTATTTGTTGTCATTATTTTATCCTAAATGTGTTGATATCCCATATGTCTCTAATGATAGTTAGATGAACCCCAATGCTATCATACATCGGGGTTCGTGACATTTAGGAGTGTCATTCGTAGTACTCTTAAAACTACAGTGTATTTATTCATTATAGCAAAAAATATATATTTTTGTCAATATTTTGGATAAGTTGCCACGATTCGAGCTACAACTTCGTGGCCAGAGTTGCCGGAGAGGGTTGAGATCCCTTCTTGCTCTTAACTCTTGTATTTACAGTTATCAAAGTGCCAACGTTTCATAATACCTTCACCACCTTGTTTACCACAATGTGGGCAAGTTTCTTTTCTTCTTATTTTACCACGTTGTTTTTCTGCTTTTTGCTCTAATACTTTTTTACCTTCGGGTGTTTGATAAAATTCTATTTGACTTTTACTCATACTTTGTTTGTGAGATTCAGATTTTGGTTGACTAAATTGCTCAATAACTTTTTCTTTTCGTTCAGTATCATTAGCCCAAGCACGTTTTTTACCTTCACTATTTTTCCTACGAAAATCTGGGTCTTGCCAATGTTCAATTGAGGCTTTACCAACTGCTTGTTTATATTCATTTGAAGATTGAACCAATGACATAGTTTCTATAAATTTTGGGTTTTGAGCCTTTAATTTATTACCACGTGCCTTGTTAACTTGTGCATCAGTTCTTTTTAGATTGGGATGTACTTCTTTCTCATCCCAATCTAACGATTGCCATAATGAAGCATCTTCTAAATTAATTTTCTTAGTCATAAGTCAGTACCTGTAAGCATAATATATTCTTCAATTGAAATTTGATAATAACCTTCACGTTTCATTTTAATATACTTATTAACTGTTTTTTTACCATTAATACCCAATTTAAGTTCTTCAAACTTACGACCAGCATCAGCACCAGTTCTGAATACTCCAAAAGGAGTAACACAAGGAATACCTCGTTCTCTTGTTTTCATTGCAACTTTAGCAATATGCTCAGGTGACTTTTGTTTACCTGTCATAGTTTTACTAATCTTTAGTTTAACTTCAGGTTTATTATTAGTTATTGCCTGATATGTATTGTCTCGAACTTGACAACCTTTACGTAAATTTTCAAGATAAGTTGTATCTTGATTACGTTCTTTGGCTATCTCTTTCATTGTTTCACTAAACTCAAGATTGTCACGTTTAAAGTACGCACCTCTAGCTCTGTTTACCTGTGTATCAGTTTTCTTTAGATCAGGATGTATTTCTTTTTCATCCCAATCTAATGATTGCCACATTTTGCTATCGGATAAATCTATCTTTTTAGTCATTATGCTACTTTAAGAAAATCAATTCTTGCACTTTCTTCCCAATTACTATTTCGTTTTAGAAACTTCATTGCAACTTTGTTATAAGTACGAAGGTCAAGTCTAGTTTTTAAGTGAGGTTGATTTTTACGAACCCAAGTTAATAGTTCTTCAACTTCATCACTATTCAATGCACGACCAAATTTATTAATTAACCAATCGCTTTTTTCTAACATTTTGGTTGAACGAATCAAATGTTCGCAGTAAATTCTAATACGTTTAGGTGTATTCATTCGTAAGTCAATGAATTTACCTCGACTATGCATCAATGCTTCCCAACGTCTAATATAATTAGGTGCAGGTTTTCCTGTTTCTTTTTCTTTTTGATTAGCGTGTTGGATATGCATATCAAAGTCAATGTTTGACAAAATAATAATTGGGCACTTTGTCATAAAACGAGGTTTAATTCCACGCATCTGTAATTCATCAGTTGACGCAGCCTTACCATATGTAATTTCTCGTTCTGCTTTTTGTTCTGTTGCTTTCATTAATTGTGCCATTGCTACATTATCTTTAAGAATGTCATCATTATCATCTAAGCACAATAATCCACTATCTTTATTTGCATATAGATCGGTAATAAGTTGCCAAACACCATAATCAGCACCACGAATTAATGCACCATCTACAATATCTTCTTTTACAAGTTTGTATGGATATGCACCAATACCTAATTCTTCTTGCTCTTGCTTAGTCCATTTTTGCCATTCACTGGAAATTAAATCAGTACTTTTGATACCTGCTTGTTTGGATGCAATTGCAACACCTTCACTTTTACCGACACCAGGTGGACCTTTTACAATCAATGGATTGATAATACCATCCATTACATCTTCTAATGCTTCTTCATATTCTTGGAACTTATCCAAGATTTCATTTAAAATCTCTTGATCGGTTTTATATTGATCTAGTTCGATTTGTTTTGTTTCGTCATTTTGAATTTTAGTCATTATAATACTCCATTAGCGATAAAAAAAGTTTTAAGAACAACACGATTGAAATATTTGCCAGGATCTTTAATCATTTGTTTCATTCTTGTTTTTTGTAAACTGCGACCACGACTATCATAATCACAAGTTTGCATAAAAATACTATCTTTTAATTCAAATAAACCTTTTTCTAAGGTTGTGATATTTGCCAATTCAGCATAACCCAAATCGTCAGTAATAGGTCTTTTACTATAAATTTTATTGTTTGTATCAAACATTGATTTATGTTTTTGTAAAAATGGCAAACAAGCATCAATCAATCTTGGATCAATACCTTGGCTAAAACACACTAATTTAAAATCACCGATTTGCATATTGAACTCCTTAGTTCGTTTGTTAATATGTATGTATAATAACACAGGCTCCATTTATCGTCAAATCTATCCGGGGTTGTAAAAAAGCAACATTGTTGTATTTTTACAACAAAATAGTGATACAATAAATACACTATGACATATAGATTCCCTGAGAAATTTAGCGACCTTTATACCAGTAAGGTCCAACCAACAGGTCAAAAGCTTTATCGTGTAGACCCAAAATATTATACTGGTACTAACATAGATCCACTTGAAGCTCAAAAAGGGCACGAAATCGATGAGATACAAATATTGATGCCACAACCTGAATACGAACGATTCAGTAAAGATTGGAACAACTATGTTGATATATTACTAGCTTGTGATAGAAATCCAATACTTAAACAAGAACTAGAAAAACTTATTATATTGGTACACTTATACAAATGAAACCAATTGACAGACCAAATACAATAGATGCTTATTTGTTATTACGATTAGACAGTAGTGGCAAATTTATGATTGAAGCTAGTAGTGTTACTGAACAAGGTGACATTGGTATGGGATTCTACACTGATTTAAAAAAGATACAATATCAACAAACAATATTGGCACTTAAAGGTATTCAAACTCATATCTATCATATAGAGCACCCATTATGAGCAAATATCAGTATATCAAAAGTTCTGAGCAAATGGTCAATGAGTTAAAACTGCTTTGGAACAATACTGAGTTGTATACTTTTTTAGAAGGACCTGATTACATTCAAAAACAGGAAAAAGAAATCTGTCGATGCTTGACTAATAAGAAAAAAGAGTTGTTCATATTACTAGCAAAGACAGATTGGTTGTTAGAACAACAACAATAAAAAAAGCCCAGAGAATGACTAAAAACTCTGGGCTTTCCATTAGCAATATTTTTATTAGGATAACAACGTTCTTGCTAACGATGCTTGACTGTTTACTACTGTGGCGCAGTAGTTGAACTTAAGGACATATAACTTTTATGGAATTAACAGTCACGCACAAATGTATTTATTCGTTTTAGAAATAAATGTAATTATTCTGTGGTGCTACGTAATTTCCACATAATCTTACCAAGCATATCCATCTGACCTTCAATGAAGTTGATTAGTCCATAGTCTTTGTATTCAACTGCCATATCGTGACATTCTTCATAATGATCCATTACGATTTGACTGTCAGCTAATAAGTCTTTGACCATTACCATTGCAGTTGGTCTTTCTGCGCTATCTTTGATAGTGCCAAGTTCCATAATGCGTTTTAAGCTGAATGGAGCGATTGCTTGCAACACTCTAATGTGTTCGCCAATCGTATCTGTTGCGTCATCAGCAAACTCATATACTTCACTGAACAGTTGATGATACTGTACAAAGTCAGGACCAACTACGTTTACGTGAAAGCCGTGTGCTTTGACATAGTATTGATAATTTGTAGCGAATAATCGCTTCATACATTCTATTAATTTTTCCATTTTATTTACCTTGTGTTGTATTTAGTTTTTCTTCAATGCGGTCAAGTTGTTTAGTTAAGTTACTAACTTGACTATGAACAACTGCCACTTTGGTTGATAGTTCGTCAATCTTACTGTTCATTGACATATAGCCGGTGCCACCGATTCCTAATGAACCGATGACTATCCAACTTAATTGTTTGAGTGTGAATTCCATTATACCGCACCATTATCGTGTACGTAACTCCAGCGACTGTTAGTTGTATCCCAGAATGCAATCATACCATTTGGATTACCACCACCAGCACTATCACTAACTGCCGCCATCCAACCAATCTGACCAGTGATTGCTGTTAATGCCGTCGCTGTATAACTTGATAACTTCATAAAGCCACCAGTATCAATCGTTGCATTAGCCATTTTAACATCACCATTTGTGAATGTAGCAATTGTGTTACCTGACGCATTATCTTTTAATGTCATTGTGTTTGTATTAGCTACTGGAAGTACAAATTCCATATTAGCTGTGTTACCAACTGTTCTGCTTAATCTTAATGCAACGTCACCAATTTGCGATCCACTAGTTGTTGTGATGTTTAGTAAACCACCTAGACCATTACTAATAGCATTACCAGTAGTATAACCACTAACTTCAACCCAGGTCTGATCACTTACTCCACTCAATGCACGAATTTGATTACTATTACCATTAGTTTTAGTAGGACCAAATTGAATGTTTGTTGCACCATTCATACGTGTAGTATTATTGGCTGCGCTTAACCAAGTTCTAGGCTGTCCACCATTATTCACAGCATTAGTAATACTACTTGGAGTATATTGCATAAACATACCCATTGGCTCACTATTACCTGTCCAATCACCTAATGCTTGTACCTGAATACTTGCTGGAGGACGACTACCACCATTTTGACCATTCTGTGCTCTACCAGTCCAAGTCAATCTACCTATTACTCGACCATTACGCAAATACTGTTGGTCTAATGGTGTATTAATATTACCTGTATATGTTGTCCAACCAATTGTTGGTGGATTACCTGGACTTAATATACTTGCAGTATCACTACCATTATTTGTATAGTTAATGATACGCATATCAGCTCTTGGGAAACTACCACTAGGATCAGTTTGTGTACTCAAGCCACTATGACCAACTGTTAATCCACCATTAACAAAACTATCACTTAACGTACCTGTTAGTGTATCTGTAATATCAGTACCAATAACCATTCCACCATCAATACGTGTATAGTGTGTTGGTTGATCAACATCGCTATTAAAGTCAGTGCTATTAGTACTAAAGTCATATGTTAGTGTAGGATCGGTAGTAAAGTTTGGATCAGGATCCACTGTGTATCCACTGTATGCTAAACCAACTGCAGGATAAGGACCTGCAAAATAGAATTGAGCACTTGAACCAATTACAGTAGTATCAAGTAACTGACTATTAATATTCATCACACCAGTATCAGTAGTCAATGCAACTTCTGGTCCACCTTGTGTAGCACTAATTGTAATTTCATTAGTGACACCATCAGCAGTCAATACCCAATATGTTTGATTAGGTGTGATACCACCCACGTTACCACTGAATACAATTGGTGTATCAACAAAAATATCAGCAATAGGGTTAGCGTTATAACAAGTGATAATGTTACCTGTGCTACTTGTACTCAATACAGTAGTTAAAAACTGTCTAGATAAAATACGATAATTTGTGTGAACACTGTCACTCAATGAAACACCAGTAAAACCATTCCAATTGAAACTTTGACTTTGTAATGCATTATTATTAACTGTAATAGTTGCTGTTGCAGTATCTACTGCTGTAATCTTAGTTAATACTGGGAATATAGCATCATTTACAATACCATTTAAGTTAATATAGATATATTGACCAACTAAGAAACTGCTCATACTATCTAAATCATAGAGATCATATAAGTTAGCATCATATAGTGTTACATTGGTAATAACATTACTTCCACTAGTAATCTCACCATCAAATGCAAAACCACTAATGTTGCTACCACCATTTTGTCCATAATCTTGCAAAAATGAACCGAATGGTAAGTAATAACCATCATTGTCAATATACCAATGTCCATCAGTATCTAACACACCATCAACTTTAAATTGCAAATCAATAATATTACCAGCAATAGTTGTAACGTTTGGACTTGTGTATAAATTACTTGACACAACGTTTGCAGTGATATTTCCAGATACAACTAAATTACCTAATGTACCAACACTAGTGATGTTCGGTTGACTGTTATCTGTTACTACGTTTGCAAAGCTTGCAAGATTGCTATATGTTGCAAAGTTAGCGTTTGCTACTGCACCGGATACGTTTGCACCTGACACACTGTATGCAGTACCTGCAAATGTAGCATAGTTAGCGTTTGCTACTTCGCCACTTACGTTTGCACCAGAAATGTTGTATGCAGTACCTGCAAAGTTTGCGTAGTTAGCATTTGCTATACTTGTAGATTCCGGTGCAAATACACCATTACCAAACAATACGTTTGAGCTAGAACCATCTAAATTGATAACTGCAATGTTACCAATACCACTAACGTTACCTACTGCTACATTATTAGCACTATTAGCAATGTTAGCGTATGCACTATAATTTGCATTAGCAACAACACCACTAACATTAGCACCGGCTACACTATTTGCAGTTGTTGCGTATGTAGCAAGATTACTTGTGTTTGCGGCATTTGCATATGCGGCATTTGCTACTTCACCACTAACGTTACTACCACTCACTGAATAAGCAGTACCGGCAAAGTTTGCATAATTTGCATTTGCAACATTACTTACAGCAGGAATAGCACTAAATGAACCATTACCAAATAAGATATTACTTGCATTGCCATCTAAATTAATACTTGCGATGTTACCAGCACCACTTACATTTGCAAGTGTGACACTATTTGCGCTATTAGCAACAGTAGCACTATTACTTGTGCCTGCACTTGTTGCAAATGTTGCATTTGCAACAGTACCTGTTACATTAGCACCAGCTACGCTATTTGCGCTAGCCGCTATTGTTGCACTATTACTTGTGCCGGCACTTGTTGCAAATGTTGCATTGGCTACTATACCAGTTACATTAGATCCACTTACATTAAAAGCTTCACCTGCAAAGTTTGCATAGTTAGCATTGTTAGCAAACAAGTTACCAACACTAAGATTACCAGTAACGGTTAAATTATTAACTGTACCATTACCAGCTACATTTAATGATGTTAGTGTACCTAAACTTGTGATGTTTGGTTGACTACTACTTGTTACGTTTGCCGCATAATTAGCAAAGTTAGCTGTTGGAACATTACTTATTGTACCAATCACGCTACGACTTGTGGTAACTTGAACGTCACCGGTACTTGTTACAGTAATCTGTTGATTACCAGTACCACTGTTTACTGAAATTTGATTAGCCATATTAATAATTGATTACTCCATCTGAATTTACTAAGAATAGTAAGAATACAGCATCATCATATGCTGGTTGTGTTCCAACTGCTGGAAAACTAATTTTAATTCTGCCTGTAAAACAAGCTGGTTCTATTGCACCAATATCTAATTCTGGATCACCTGCAATGATTGCCCAAGTAGCATCATCAAAACTTAGTGTAAATGTACCAGCAGTATCATCACGATTTGTGATTGTTAGATTGATTGGACTCGGTGCAACACGAACCATATTCATTGTGCCACTTGCTGTCGCCAATGCAAATACAGACCCAACTGTGTATGTTGGTGCCGCCCCACGAGTATCGCTGATAGTAAATGTTGTACTTGTTATGATTTCTTTAACATAGTATGTTGTGTTAATTACTACATTACCAAATACTACTCCTGTGAATCGTACTGGCATTCCAACAAACATATCACTAGTAGTTGTGCAGGTTAATACATTCGTGCCAGTAGTTGTAGCTGTTACTGCTGTAATCAGTGGAATAACTGGATAGTCACGTATCTGAAAGTCTAGTCCAGTTCTACTATCGTGAAAGTCTGTGATTTCTCTGCGAATGATTTGTGCATCGATTGTTGCACCTGTTAAATTGATTGGAGTGGTTCCAGTTTGCCAACCACTAACATAGCTAGTAATTGTAGCCCAACTGAAGTTCCAAAAGTCTTTTTGATTATAAATGAGATTTTGCGCCAGTATCTGTGCGTCAAATCCCGCTATTTGATTAAGCGTGGCTTGCGTGAATTTTGCCATTTGTTTTCCTCTGCTGTCTCGCATTCTAACGTAACACTACTACCTCGCAGTGTTACGTGTATGTGATATTGTATTTATGTTAAATGAATTGTTTTGTTATTGGTAATGTATTTGCAGTCATTATAGCTGACACACCTGCTTGTCCAGTCGTGCTAGTTTGAATAAAAACATTACTAGCAGGACTAGTAAATGAAACAGGAGCTATTGATACATCTGTGGTATCAAAATATGAAACAGGAGTTGTACCAACTGTGTAATTTCCAGTGCCCGGACTAGTTCCATCATAAGGTACTTTTAATATAAGACCATTGAAAGTAACCAAATTAGTATTGCTTGCAGTAATATACAATGAATTGCTGTTATATTGACTTTCTACATCAACAATGCTTAAACTAGGCGTACCGCTCATACTAGACGATATTTCTTTTCTGTATCGTAGTGCAAGATTATTAGTTAATCCTATTAAGTATCCATTAGCCTTATTTGGTGAGCCTGCAACTTTTAAATATGAACCACCTATAAGAATGTTACCACTATTATCTACACTTAAAGCATCAACACCTGTGCCAGTGTTTGCATATAAATTATTATCAATACTAATACCTGCAATAATATTACCTGTTAACGAATATTTGTTTACGTAACCAATAGTATTTCCAGTAAGTTGTTGACCACCAATAATTATACTGTTACCAACAGTGTCGAGTGATATTTTTTTGGCTGCATAGCCTAATCTTTTTGCATATGATAATGCACCTACACTGGTTAATTTTAATAAAAACCCATTACCAGGAGCACCAGAAACACCTACATATTCTCCAACAGCATAAGTATTGCTTCCATCACTTATAGCATCATTTACTATTACGTTAAAATCTTGTGAAGGAAATACAATTGCAGGAAATCTAACATCAATAGAATATTGCACTGCTAATGAAGAATTTAATTTAGCAATTAAACCATATCTACCACCTAAAGCATTTGTAGTGCCTCTTCCACAAAATATATAATTATCTTGATTGTCAATAGTAACATTACCAAGCACTAGATTGGTATTGCTAGAACTATAACTAAATCCACCATTAGCTACATTACCATTAGTTATTCTAACAAATCCTGTAGCCCTTGCAAGACTAGTACCTGTAAAACCAACTGCTAATGTGTGATTATTACTACTTGATGCCATTGCACCTACTGTATTTGCAAGAAAACTACCAGTAAGCAAATCGGTAGATATTGTGGTATCTCTGTCATCTAATGAAACAACACGATTAGAAGCTGACGTAAAATGCAAATGTCCCAATCCGTCAAAAGTTGATGCGGCAATATTATTACCACCGGTAAGATTTATCCAATAGTTAGTTGCTAATCCACCACCAGCAGTAGGTAATTGTTGTCTTAGTGCACCAAGACTAGATTTAATTGGCATTAATAATAGCTCCCCGCAATACCAAATACTACATATGTGCTTACATTTGTTTTGACAATATTAAATGTATAACTATCATATGCATTTGTTGTACCACCTGTTGGTGCAGTTCCATTGCTCCAAGCTACACCCACTGTGTTTCCATCAATTTTAATTACGTTCGCATAATATGCTGGAAATCCATTCTTATTGATGAATGTAGCAGTCATACTTTGGTCAACAGACATAAAACTGTTTAATGAAGTTAATGAATTGCCTCTAAAATTCAATGTAAAGTTTGCAGTTGCATTAGCACTTTGTAATATAATAGCCTGATCTAATAAATCAAAATCTACTGTACCTGTTGCGGCAACTGCGCTAACTGTGACTTTTTCTTTTGCTTGTTGAATTTGTGTTGTTCCACTAACAACTAAATTAGTCAAAGCACCAACGTTAGTAATATTTGGCTGACTTGATATA